TTTACCACCACGGTATGCCAGATCTCCTACTCTACCACCAGGGAGAATCTGTGTTTTGGGAAGTTGTACCGTCTTTCCACCAGTGGTAACTGTGTTGGCTTTTTGATTGAAAGTAGTTGGTCTTCCAGTTCCTACAATCCCAGACCCTTTAGTAGCACCATAAACATTAGCTTTTGATGCCTGCTGTCTAGAAGATTGAACAGCTGCTTGAACACGTTGATTGCTTAATCTATCAGATTGTTTTGCACGAGCAGCATCAATTTGTTTCATTCTTTCTTTACCACCAAAAGGATCTTCTAACTTTTTAATCACACTTGATGCTGCGGATTGTCCTGCAGTGTATCCAAGTGCGCCAGCAACAACACTTCCAGGAATATTAATCCAAGGATTTTTAGGAAGAATTCTAGATGCAGCAGTTGATGCTGCGGTCATGCCTGCAAGTCCACCACCAGCTTCGGCAGATGCTTTTGGAAGAGCTGTTGCTAATGGTTCTCCTTTTGCTTGCCTCTCTTTTGTGCCTGCGTAAATATCATACCCAGTAGCACCCACAGTTAGAGCACCCATTGCTCCTCGACCCAATCTCCCTAACGCACCAGATTGATTTGGTGTTTGTGTCTTTGGAGGTTCTGGTGGAGGAGTTGCTCCTCCACTATTTTTTGCAGCGTTTTGTGCTTGATTATATGTTTGTTTAAATTTATTTCTAATTTCTCTTGCCTTTGCGGCAGCAGCTGGATTTGCGGTGACCCATCTCTCAAAGTCTGCATCACTCATCTGAGCAAATCCAGTTCCAGCAGCTTCCACAATAAAATTAGAAAACGTTTTCATCTATATTAAAACCTTTTTTTTATTTATCTGCCACGCTTCTTAGGTTGTTCTGGTTTAGTTGCACCGTATAATTTTGGATTAACTGTACCATCTGTCCACTTCATAGATTTCAATGCTCCTGCTCCAAACTTATCATAGTAAGCATCAAAAATTTTTACTTTAGCAGAGCATTGAACAATATCATATAAGGTAACACCATTTACTTCATATGCTACCAAGTAAGAATCTAAAGGAAGTTGTTTAGATTCTGCAAGAAGTTTATCACATTTCTCATGTAAGATTTTTACACCAGTTTTTTTGATTTCTTCTTTTTCCTGTTTTGTCCAAACAGTATCGATACTACGATCTATTTCCCCATTGAATTGTGGGATAGGCTTCTTTGACGACATTGTGAGTGATTCGATATTTTTTTCCAAGATTTTTATCCTTTACTAAGCATACAATTTCAGCCTCATCTTGATGCAAAGCCTCGATCAATTGAATGAAGAGAACTTCTTTTTTTGATTTCGACATTTCATAGTCTCCACCCTCAATAAAGTGGTAGAACTTTCTATATTCATTTTGAATTCTTGTATGTTCTGTTCCAGCTGGAGCATCATTAGGTGTATATGGAACTTCACCTTCAGGTAAACAGCTTTTAAGTGAAGGATCAAAATTCCAAATTAAAAGAGATTTTAATGCTGGACTTTCATACTGCTGTAGGATAGCAGATTTTTCTTCTTTTGTTTTTGCGTTAGATACTTTTTGTAGAATTTCCGACATCAACGGATTATTAGGTAATTTCATTTCAACTCCTTAAATTAATTACTCATCTTCATCTTCATCATATTCTTCCATTGCATCAAATCTAAATGCAATTACTTCGTCTGGAATCAACGTACCATTTTCATCAAACATTTCTGGATGGATTCGCTTTTTCTTAAAATAATCTTTGGCTACCCAACCAACTAATCCACCCACAATCAGAAACATTAATGAAAATAAAACGGTGAATGTTATCGAAAAAGCTAATAATTCCATTTGTGTTCTCCTCTACTTTATGTCCTTTACATCGAAGGATAATTCAAAGTAGATGGTTATTTCTTTTCGGAAGAAAGTCACCATCTTACCAAACTTAATAAAAAAATTTTTGGGTTTGGGTTCTTTCCTCCTTTTACGACGAAGCATCAATTCAACACCTTTATTTATTGTAGTCATATTGACAACATTAAATTTTTACATAACCTTCATTTAAAAGGTGAGCAATTGTATCTGCACAACCACCAAGAAGCTGATCATTTAAAAGAACTTGTGGAAATGTAGAACCCTCACCAAACTGATGATAGAATTGCTCCTTAGTAAAGTGGTCGTTCAGTTTATAGACGACATGACTTAAATTTGCTTGCTCAAGAAACTGAACAATCTTATTGCAATAAGGACAACCATCTTTTGAGTATACAGTAAAATTCATTTTCATAATTCTTTCTCTAACAATTATAGTAAAAATAGTGCTGTTTGTCAATAACCTCTATTAATAACCTGTATCCTAGGCTGTTCAGATTTAAATGCTTCTACGAGATAGTTACATGCTTTTAAAGGATTGCAATGATCTCCACATGTAAAAATATCAATAGCTGCATAATTTTTTTCGGGCCATGTATGAATTGATAGATGTGATTCTGATAATAAACAAACTGCAGTAATTCCTTGTGGCGTAAACTCCACAGATATTTCATCCATTAAAGTTGCATTTGATATTGTAATGGCTCTTCTTAAAGATTCCATTATATAATCCTTATCATTTAACAACTCTGCATGTGCATTACAAGCTTCAAGGATATAATGTGTTCCAAGATGTTGTTCCAATTTTTTTAACGAAATATCTGTGGTATTTAGAATTAAAAAAAGAGGTAAATTTTATTTAAATTTAATCAATTGTTCACCATAGCAGATGTACCAATCAATACCTTTACCATCACTATCACCAGACATTTCAATATTTTCTCCATTGTATCTAGCGCCAGTAACAATGGTAAATGCATCAGCAATCTGTTGAATTTCAACTACTAATTTTTTAGGATCAAATTCTTCATCATCAGGAAGACTAAATGTTCCTTGATAACTTCCTTTCTCTACTGAATGATAAAGCATCCAAACTCCAGATGGTGAACAAAGTTCATCATCATATTCAACAATCGCAGAATCTTGCTCGTCTTCAATGTGAACACCTTCAAGAATTTCTTCATTGGTGTAATATCCAAGTGATTCAACTTCGGCAAGAAAAATTGATTCTTCATCATCTTCAGTTTTGCAAACCCCCACATACTGATCCGTATAAGCTCCCCAACCCATACAGCCATCTGTAATCGTATCCCAAGTAGGAAGATCAGTATCCTCTCCACTCCAACAATCACTTTTTTCTGCTAGAACATCATGGTCAAAATCAATTTCACCTTCTTCATTAAAGGTAAAATAATTTTCAACCTGCTCTTCAGTAAGTTCTACAGCTCCAATTTCTCCAAGATAGGTACGTGCCCAAGGATGCTCACCACCAACCCAAATAGTGTATTCAGTCATAGGTAATAAAAAACCACCTAGACATTCTAGGTGGTTTGAGATTATTTGTCAAGTGGTCTTTTAGACGGTGGCTTATAATCTTTTGGAGGTCGATACAAATTTGGAAATGTATCTCTTATGATCTCTGCAAGTTTATAAGCAGTTTCCGAACTAATCATCCAATTGCAGGTGCAGTCAGAGCAACAGGTGTCATATCAGCAGCAGCAAGATCAAGAGGGAAGTTGTGGGCGTTACGCTCGTGCATTACCTCAAAGCCAAGGTTAGCACGGTTCAGAATGTCAGCCCAAGTGTTGATGACACGACCATTGTTGTCAAGCAGCGACTGGTTGAAGTTGAAACCATTGAGGTTAAATGCCATGGTGCTAACACCAAGAGCAGCAAACCAAATACCAACGACGGGCCAAGCGGCAAGGAAGAAGTGCAGCGAACGTGAGTTATTGAACGATGCATACTGGAAGATCAATCGTCCAAAGTAACCGTGAGCAGCTACGATGTTGTAGGTCTCTTCTTCTTGTCCAAACTTATATCCGTAGTTTTGGGATTCGTTTTCAGTAGTCTCACGAACGAGTGAAGACGTAACCAGACTTCCGTGCATAGCACTAAAGAGGCTGCCACCAAATACCCCAGCCACGCCAAGCATATGGAAAGGATGCATAAGGATATTGTGTTCTGCTTGGAAGACGAGCATGTAGTTAAACGTGCCCGAGATTCCGAGAGGCATTGCATCACTGAAGGAACCTTGACCGAAAGGATAGACAAGGAACACTGCAGAAGCAGCGGCAACAGGAGCAGAGTAAGCAACACAGATCCAAGGACGCATACCAAGACGGTAGGAAAGTTCCCATTCACGACCCATGTAAGCATAGATACCAATCAGGAAGTGGAAGACGACCAATTGGAATGGCCCACCGTTATATAGCCACTCATCAAGAGAAGCAGCTTCCCAAATAGGATAGAAGTGAAGTCCAATTGCATTGGACGAAGGAACAACAGCACCAGAAATGATGTTGTTTCCATACATGAGTGAACCAGCAACGGGTTCACGAATGCCGTCGATGTCCACAGGAGGAGCAGCGATGAAGGCAACGATGAAGCAGATAGTAGCAGCAAGCAGGCAAGGAATCATGAGGACTCCAAACCAACCAACATAAAGACGGTTATCGGTTGATGTAACCCACTGGCAAAACTGTTCCCAAGTATTCGATTGTTGTTGTCTAGCGATTGTAGCAGTCATTTGTTAAAAAAGTAGTAAGACCATCAGGGAAATGGTGGTGATACTATGCTCCCGCCACCCTCAGGCGGGATATGAGAGACGTAATTTATACACCCATAGGTCTCGGTTAACGGGTGTTACAAACATTAAAGAAGTGTTACATTCTTTAACGTAATGACCTATTTAGTATAGCAGCAATCATTTTTCTTGTCAAGGGTCTCCATAGAATAAATATCTTTAGCCTCTATTGGTATAAAAAAATGAAAAGATTAGCTTTTATCTTTTCGTTATTTTTAATTACTCCCGTAAGTGCCGCTGAAATTACATCAAAGATAACTGACTCTGTACAACTTAAGGTTGACGCTGCTGCTTCACAAGCAATTAGAGTCGGAGCACAATACTCCGTATCAGGAACAAATATTCAATCATCTACATTTGGTGGTGTAGGTGGTGCTGGAACGTATTCAATTAATACCGCTGGTCAAGCATTTACTTTCTCAGAAAGTTTAATCGATGCTGATACCACTCCCGCATCTGTATCGACTGGAGCAATTGCACCTTATGGAAATATTACCTCTACTGCTGCTGGTGCTGCTGGAAGTCTCGCTGGTACTCTTTCAGGCACATCAGTTCCTACAGTAACTGCTGGTGGTGCTGGTACTACTGCTACTGGTCAAAGATCGATTGAATTAAGCGTATTCAAATGAGACTTATAACTCCCGCTTTGTTTTTAGCAGCGGGAGTCATTTGTACTCCTGCATATGCTGAAAGTGTTGTGCCTAATTTTACCAGAGGTACGATTACTGCAACAACAGAAACAACTACAAAGATTGTAGAAGCTATACGTCAAGTTGAATATACAACTGGCACATCATACACTGTAACTGGAACAAACATTAACATTCCTGCTACTCCGACTCCTGGAGCAAATTATACCATCATAAATCAAGGTGCTCCTTTCCAGTTTAGTGAAACCTATCTTGGACCTGGAGTGGCTAAAGAAACATGGATAGATCGAACTACAGAGCAAAAATCTACAACAAATTCTATATCTGTCTTTACGCAGTAGGTTTATATGTATCGCCTGTGTTGGCTCAAACAGCTCCTAGTAATACTAATATTGCTGGGCCTAGTGCTTCTGCTACTGGAAACGTTACAAACCAAGCGGTTCAAGTCTTACAGGGGCCATACGCAGTTAATACATACGGAGCAGGGGTTAGTTGTCAAGGGCCGACATTAAGTGTCGCACCATTTGCTTTAGGCAATTTTAATGGTGGCAATGATCCGACAACATATCAAACTCATAGTGGCAATGCTGGTATTAGTATGGGAGTTAATTTTCCTCTTGATGGAGGTTTGACTGAACTCTGTAAAGCAAGAGCAAGAGTTGAAATTGCAAGACAACAAGCAGAGGCAGATAAAGCAAGATTAGATTTTGAATTAGTACGTCTACTAAAATGTGGTGAAGCAATTAAATCGGGGATATATTTCCATCCAGAAAGTCCATATGCAAAAATATGTTCTGACATAGTAGTAAAGTATCCCAAAGTACAGGATGTTGTAAATGGAAATAAGACCAATAGAATCAGTAAGAATTAATTCTCCTGAGATTATTTCAACTATTGATGTTCCTGTTACACAAGGGGCAGAAAGACCATTAATAAGAGGATTAGAAGTACCAATTATAAATTATCCAAATCCAGCAATAAAGTATCCAATCATTGATGTACCAACTCAAGAAGAATTTGACGCTGCAGTAAAAGCAGAACAAAAAAAGCAAGAAGAAGAGAAGCAGGAAAAGACAAGGGGACTTCCTGATGCTACCCCTACCCCTCAATTGCCTCCAGTTGTTCAAACTCCCCAAGATAATCGGATTATTTCCGATGATGCCCCTAAAACTAATCTAGGAGTACCCGTTATTGAAGTACCAATCGTCGGAGAAGTCCCTATCCCACCTAAAGAGCAGGTTATTCTTGCTGGGACTACTGCTACTGCCTCTGTTGCTGCGGCTCTTATTGGCAAATCTTTGGTGGAATGGATGGTAGGTAAGATGAAACCTATTGTTCAACAAATATTTGTAAGGGGTAAGAAACTCTTGAGTAGAGATCTTACCCCATATGAACTTCAGGTTTATTTTGCCTTTGAGAAAAGTCAGTCTCTTAAGAAAGTCAATAAATTACTGAAGAAAGAACAGAAGAATCAAAAGAAAGAACAATATAAGAAGTTTCACTCAAAGTGATTACTTCTTACGCTTCGCATCCAGTTCAGCAAAGTTCTTAACCTTTGTTCCACCATCATAAGTCCAAGCATAACCCTCAGCAATCATCTGGTTATTCAATGAAGTCTCTTCACCATTGATAAACAGATGACCGATGATACGACCATACTTCTCTGTAGAGTCTGGAAGTTCGGTCTTGATAAGAATATCCTTTGCGTTCTCACAACGCTTCTTCAACCATTCTTTTGATTCAAGTCCGTATTTCTTTTCGTTCGCATTTGTTGTACGTGACTCAGGAGTATCAACCCCAGCGAGGCGAATCCGTTTAGTAAGAGAAATATCGAACCCCAAATCAATATCAGCGTCAATAGTGTCTCCATCGACTACCTTATGGATTTCTCTGATACGATATATGTATGGATCTTGGTTTGACATCAGAAAGGAAACTTAATACTCCCAGTATTTAGTTTAGGGATAGGTAGTTTCTCAAATGCTTTGTTGACCTGCTTCTCTACAACAGCACCAACAAATTCTTCTGGATTGTCCAGAATCTTCTGTGCTTTTTGATAAGTTACATAAGCACCATAACAAAGTGCTCCACTAATCGCCAGACTTGTCGCTGACAGAATGAGTGCTAGGTTCTTCATCTTTCATCTCCTCAAATGCTAACTTTAATATGTAGTAAATGATGTATGCTACA